GAGATTTCGTCATAACTTATCTTTTTGCCGTAAGTATATCTAAAGTTATTTTCAAGAATAGTTAAAGTTTTATCTATTGCATTATATATGTCATTGCTTTGCATACTATTTACCTTTCTTACTTGCAAACATTTTATATTTATTTAGTCTTTCATTGATTCTATCTAAATCTGGTTTTTCTGTTATATTAATGCTTACTTTTGGTTGCTCTTTTTCTACAATTTCATTTTGTGCTTTCATTTTAAAAATTGTGCTTCTTTCTCTAACAACTCCCATTTGACTCATTGTAATATTTTCATCGCCTATTTGGTCGTATATCTTTTCAGCAACCACTCTTAAACTATAATCACTACTATTACGATAATTTCTTAATGTTTGTAATGTTATTCCTGCTAATTTGCAAAAAGAAGTTAAAGAACTAGGAAAATTACCTATTCTGTTATTAACTTCTGCTAATATATCGCAATAATAATCAAATACCATACCTAATTTTTCACCGTTGTATTCTGGTTCTTGGCTAGTAATAGGAACTATTGATTTAAAAAAGTAATTATTTATAACAAGTGGGTTTATTTCAACTGTATAATCAAGTGGGTTACCATCCTTATCCCATTTGCTTTCTTTTGTGTGTTTTTCGGCATATTCAATCATTCCTTGAACTAGCTCTTGCTTTTTTTGTTCTATTGTTTCAAACATAGTATCTATTTTGTTTTCTACATACATTTGTTCCAATTCTCTTAATTTATTTTGGTTTGATACTTGTATTTCTAAATTTTTTTCTTTATTTTTCACACTATCACTCCATACAATATATAAAATATTAACATAATTTGCAATTTTAGTCAATTTATGCTAATATATGGTATATGGTAGGTTGGTGTATGAATAACGAATTAATAAATCAGTTATCTAAATTAATTTTAGAAAAATCATCTTTAAAAAGACAAATAGATAGAAACTACTATAATATTGATTTAAGAACCAAACTATTTTTGCGACTTAAAGATGTAGAAAAAGATATTGAAAGAGTAAAGTTTAAAATTAGATTGGAGAAAGAGAAAAAAGATGAAAATATTGGCGATTGATTCAGGTAATATAGAAAGTGGATATTGCTTAATTGATAGTGAAACATATAAACCAATAGAATTTGGCAAAATAGATAATGTTCAGCTACTTATGAAAGTAATTGAATTAGATTACGACTATTTAATACTTGAAATGATAGCAAGTTATGGGATGCCTGTTGGAGCAAGTGTGTTTGATACTTGTGTATGGATAGGAAGATTTATTCAAGCAAGAAAATGCCCTGACTACGATTATATATACAGAAAAGAAGAAAAAATGAATTTGTGTGGAAGTATGAAAGCAAAAGATAGTAACATTAGACAAGCACTAATAGATAGATTTGGTGTTGTTGGAACTAAAAAAAATAAAGGATTCTTTTACGGATTCAAAAAAGATATATGGGCAGCCTATGCAGTAGGAATAACTTGGCTAGACAAACAAAAAGAACTAAACAAATAGTTCTTTTATTTTATTTTTCGTTTTTCTTTGATTTCTATTTTGTTCTGCTCTTGTTATCCATCTACAATTCGATGGTTCATAATTTCCATCGTTGTTAATTCTATCAATAGTTAAATTTTCTTTATAACCATTGTTAATTGCCCAGTTATAAAAACTTGAAAAATCATTTTTCCATTCGTTGCAAATATTTATTCCCCTGCCACCATAATTTTTAAAATATATAAAGTTTTTATTATAACATCTTGTTTTCATCCCTTGCCAAACTTTATACAATTTTCCTTGCGATAAGTTATGTTTTATTTTTCTGTTTCTTGCCATTTCTTTATTAAAACAGCCACAACTAAATGTTAATTTACTTAATAAAGAATTACCAACAATAATTTTTGTTTTACCACAATCACACTGACATAACCATAATGCTTTACCGTATTTATTATTTCCATAATATTCAAGAACTTTTAATTTTCCAAATTTTTTACCTGTTAAATCATTTATTTTACTCATAATAAAAATACCTCCCACAACAAAGTATTAGGGGAGTAGTTGTGGTACTCCCCTAATTAATTATAACACATCATCATTCTATTTTCCATACATATTCAATTTTTTTGTCAGTACAATTCCAAGTGTCTATAATGTAGCCATTAACACAAGCAGTTATATGTCCTCTAGTAGTAATTAAATATTTTCCAATAGGATGATTTTCTGCAAATTCTCCTATATACATTTCGTTATAAGGTATTCTTTTAAATTTATTGTCTAAAAAATCCCTAACAAATGTTGCACTATCCATCATTTGACCTTGTTCCATTGCACTTTTGCATAGTTCTCTATATGCTTCTTTCCAAGTTAAATCCATTACTACTGAATATGCTCTAGGAAAGCAATCATCAATAAAGTTATTATGACTATTAGCATTATAAAAATAATATCTCATATTACATTTGTGCTATTCTTTGAGCAGTTTGTTTAACCATTTGAACTTCTTCTGGTGTTTGTGCATTTTCTTTTAAATATTTAGCAAAATCTTCAAGACTTTCAAGCATATATTTTAAACTTTGAATACTATCTTCGTTTGCACCATATTTTTCACGACTTTCCTCATAACGACCGTAATCATTATATGCTCTTTCTAAATAATCGTGTCCTCTATATTTACTGTCTACTCCTCTGCGACCATAGTTTCCACTTCTACCATACTCGCCGTAAGAACCTTCACCATAGTTTCCATAACCACCTCTGCCATAAGAATCATATCCAGCACCTCTGCCCATATAATTTTCGTAGTTTCCGTAGTTACCATAATTTCCGTAGTTCATGCTTTTTACCTCCTTTGTATCTTTTAAAATATCTACTAATTTGTATAAATGGTCTAAATTACTAGGATTTATGTCATCATCCACAATTTCTTTAATCTTTTCTTCTGTTTTAGTTGATAAATCCTTTAATAATTCTTCTTTCATTTTTCCTCCTTTCTTAAAAGGTTTAAAATTTCGTTATTTTGTTCTATTATTTTTTCAAAATATTCACTATCTTGTTTTTGTAATTCTTGCATTAAATCACTGTTATTAAAATCTCTAAATAATATTTGTAAACTTAATGTTTGTAGAATTAATCCTAACTTATCGTAAATGTTATTATCCATTAATTATTACTTCTTGAAATGTTAAATGTTGCATTAGTAATAATTGGAATTTGAGTTACGATTGGAGTTGTTGGAGTTGTAGGTGTAGGAACACTTGGAACACTAGCAACAGTTAAGTTAGAAGTACCTCTTGGGCAGATTCTAATTTTTTTATTAAATGAAACTGTTTCATAATCATCAGCAGCATCAAGTGTAACTGCTCTTACTGTATCAGGTATTAAAATTCCATCCTCATATAAACCTATTGCTACCACTCCTGCTGTTGCTGAGCTAATTGTTGCACTAAAGTTTACATTGTAATAACCTGTATATCCATTTCCAAATATCTTGAATATTGGATTACCATTTTGATAATCTAACCATCCACCATTGCAGCAAAATGCACATCTCGTTCTTATATCAGTATCATCAAATACTATTGCACTGCTATTACTTATTAATGGTGTTGGTTCATTTATTATTGTTTGTATCATAATATCTCCTTTCTATAATAAAAGAGAATAAGACTTGCTTATTCTCTGGGTGTTCACCTACTGTTCAGAGGCGACCACTTTAGCAAGTTCCTGTAATCAGGTTTGTAGTAATCTACTATTTGCTATTAAAATAATTGAGTTGCATAATTATTGCATCCACATCCATTTCCTAAATTGTTAGGACAAGTGAATATAGGTTGGTTTCCATATACTGGTGTTGTTCCAACTGGGCAATCTTTTAATCTTTGATACATAGCATCAATTTCTTGGATTTGCCCTGCTCTAATTTGTGCAGTTTGTGCTATTTGACTTGCTTGTAAATCCTTCATTAAGATTTCTCTTTGAAGGTCAGCAATTTTCTCATTCTTTTGGTCTATCTTATCAGAACATAATTGATCTAATATTTTTTGAGTGTTAGCTGTTTGATTGATTAATACATCTTTTAATCCATCTGCTAATGCTGCTCTATCAGCACAATTTTCTGCTAAAATAGTTGAATTTAGATTAGCAATTCCTAATCTATTTTCACAGCAACAATCAGCGAATTGTCTGCTTAATGCAAATGTATCTTGCATTTGATTTATTGCTCTATTATTTGCTGCAATTTCACTGCTATAAAAGCCGTTGCTAATTGCACTTGTTATATCACTTGTGCTGTTACATAATTGGTTAGATAGACTTGCTATTCCATCTCTAGTTCCTTCAAGTTGATTGCTTAAATGCAATGTGTCGAATCCGTTGTTAGTGTTAGTCATAATGTCTTTTTGACCGTTGCTTAACCAAGCATAGCCATTATCAAAACTATTACCACCAAAGAATCCACAGTTTCCATTACCGTTATTACCCCAAATAAGAGCAAGTAAAACGATTAACCATAAAGCACCATCGCCACCAAAACCACCGAATCCACTATTTCCAAAGCCACCCATTACAGGGTATGGATAAGCAAATCCACCGTTATTGTTAGTTGCTAAATCAACTGTTGGAACGATTCCTGAACTACTATTCATGTTTCTTTTCTCCTTTCTTAATATTTTTTATATCAACACTATCTTGTGTTAATACCTCTCATCATAGAATCCCATTGCTGTCTTTGTTCTGGGTTAAAACCCCCTATGATTTTGTTTAAATATTCGTTAGGATTTATATTATCTTTTTTTGCTTGTTGATACTCTTGAAATGCTTGTGGATTTATTCTCTTTAACTGGTTCTCCATCTGCCTCATCATTCCATTCGGTATCTGTTGTATTTTCTGGTTTAGTAGCATTTGTAATATGTTCATCATATTTCCTCATTTCCTTTTTTAATTCTTCAATTTGACTTTGTAATAATTCTATTTGTATGTCTTTTTCATCTTTAGGAACTATTTCATTTAATTCGTATGTTTTAATTCCTCCTCTAGTATTTTTGATCCATACAACACTCATATCTTTACTAAAATATGGTGTATCGCCTATTACCTGCTCTCTTTGCACTTCTTCCATAGATGCTGCATATTTGATAACATCTCTATTGGTAGGGGCTAATTGAAAATTTTGAGTTAAATTAGTTGGTTGTGTAATAGGTTGATTAAGTTGAGCCTTAATCTTTTCCAGCTCTGCTATTTGATTGTTTACTCTATCAAGGTTTGCTTGATTATTGTAATAAGGTGTGTTATACATATTTCCTCCTAAAATAAAAGAAGAAAACAAATTAAGACCTCTCAATCGTGTTTTAAACAAATCTAATAGGTTTTGTTTTCTCCTTTCACTTCTAACTTAACATTTAAAAGTGATACAAATTGATACAATTAAAAAAGAAACTCTAATTGAGTTTCTCTATTTGCTTATTAACCCTATCTTTTATCTTTCTTATTCCTGCTTCACTATATACATACTTCATAGATAGATATATTGCACTCTTTTTATCTACAAAATACTCGTAACATATCTTGTATTTATCGCTGTCCTTATCTACAACTTGTAATATTGTTTCTTCAAATACATCTTTTGGCATACCTCTATATAATGGCTTATACAATTTCTTTACCAATTTAGAAGTAACATAAGATAATCCTACTCCTAATAAGATAGGAACTAAAATACTGATCCCTAACGGTGTGGTAATTCGATTCAAAAAATAGTATGTAAGATTTGATACAACAAAGCATTGTGCCATACTTGATAAATGAAATGCTTTGCCAAATATTCTTTTAGATAACCAAAATGATGTTAAAATGAAGATACACTCTACAAATGTGTGGTTGAGATTTGCAACGAGCAATATAACTACCAAACTAAATGTATTCCAAAGCAAACTGAAGAAGATATATATTGATATAGCTAATCTTTCTTGCTTACTTTTCTTCTTAAAATTATGCAAGTTTGTCTGCAATCTTTTCGGCAAGTTTTTTAAGTTTGCTTTCATCTGCGAAAATAATCCAACTTCCGTTTGGTAACATAATATCCCTCCTTTTCTTAATCTAATATTTTGATATATTAGCAATAACATTATGTAATCCAAATCTAAAATCATATTAACAATTAATCCAAATTGCAAACCATTAAAAGAATTAACTCTTAAACTTGCAGAAATTAATTGAAATACGGTATTCATAACAATAGTTATAAGCGAATCTTTTATAAGAGTTTTCATAGATATTTTTCTGTCTTTTAAGTTATATAAGAAAGATAATAAAAACAAAAATGAAATATCTACAATAGCCATCAACCAACCATTGTTTATTAGACCATCGAAATATTTAATTATAAATATTATAGGTAACATTATAAGTATATACAGTTTCATACTTTTAGAATTATCTTTACAAATTATAGAAGTAATCATATAACTATAAAAATATAATGTTACCATATAATACAAATCAGCCAATTTATATTTATCTATAAAATAACTGATTTTTAACATAGTAGGGTTTGATAAATCTAAACCGAAATAATCCAGCCCTACTAATTTCAGTATAAGTACACAAACTAATACAAAAAGATACACTTTCAAACTTGCACTTAAATATTTGTCGTAATCTTTAAACATACTTTCACCTCCTCCCCAAAATAAAAAAAAGAGTTAGTAAACTCTTTTAAATTTGTTGTATATTATAACATACCTATTTTCGTTTGTAAATATTTTATTTTGTATAGAAAAAAGCAACTATTGCCGTAACAACTAGCCCTAAAATTAATCTAACAATCCATTTTTGGCTATCTTCAAGTTTATCTATTCTTTCTTCGTTATTTTTTGCTATATTTGAAGCAGAATCTACCTTTTCTTGTATGCCTTTATAGTCTTGTAAATCTATTTTAGTTTCAAGTCGCATTAATCTATCTAAAACTTCTCTTTCAAACTTGCTTTGTTCCATTTTTATTCCCCTTCGATTTTTAGTTGCTTAATCTCTTTAATTCGGTTTAAAATATACATTATTTTTACATATTTGTCAATTTTTCATAAGTAATATCTTCGTTTAAATATTCCCATATCGCATTTTTTCTTTTTGTACTAAATAAATGTGCATACACATACCATTTATAGAATAATTTATGGTTTAAAATACTGTATAATCGCTTAATTGCTGGAGCATCTTTAACAAATTCTTCAAATGTAGTGAATCTCATCTCTATATCTATAAATCTACACTCTTTATACTCACTTTCTGTCATTAACATATTTAACTCCTTTCTTTAATTTTAATTCTTTTTCCCCTATTATTTTGTTTATTTTGAATACTTGCTGCATATTATAAGACATTCCTACAACATGAGATAGTAATTCTTCCCTTAATTTATATAATTCTTCAAGTGTCATATTGTCTAGTGTCATAATATCAACTTTATTCCTTTCTCTTTGCCATCTAGTATTGCTTCTGTTATTCCATTGTGGCTTGGTATCATTCCCATTCTCTCTGCATAACTTCCTTCGTATCTAACAAATGAATTTGACATTAAATAATACATTTCTTGCTTTGTTAGTGTCTTGCTTTGATAATAAGGAGTATAAATTATGCCTTTTGTTGCAATAGGTTTATGTGTATGCGACATAATATACACATCTGCAATTACAACTTGGCTCATTTCTTCTAAACGGTTGATTTTACCCCCACTTTTTCTTCCTCCACCTGAACCATGATAGCCTGTTAATGTATAATTGACCTTTCTACCCTTTTTATCTTCGCCGAAAGACAAATATAAGTACCACCAACTAGGGGAATACAAATGCTCTATCTTTAATTGCTTTGCAACTAGGTATAAAACATCTATATTTGTATCTCTTGTGATTCTTTCTTCGTGATTTCCGTTTGACATTACCAAAATCTTATCTTTAATTGGCTCTAAAAACTGTATTATTTGTAAAACCTGTTCCATCGGAGTTAATTCATCGGAATAAACATCTGATTTACTGTTTTTTAAAGCAATATTACATAAATCTCCGTTTAATATAGTATAAGTATTAGGTTCTTTCTTAATTCTTTCTAAAACCTCCCTAAATGCTTTTAAATCTGCTGTCTTATCTCCGATATGCACATCTGATATTGGTATAATTGTTAATTTCCCTATTTCCCCATCCAATTCTTTCTTAATAATTTTCATATTATTCTTTTTCCTTTCCCCTTTTTGCCCCTAATACATAAAAAAAGAGGGCATAAAAAACTATGCTCTCTTGAATTGGGGGTTTTCGATGATATTATTGAATAAAACATTTCTAATATACATATTATCACCTACACTAATAATATTAACATATTAAATATAAAATTGCAAATAAAAAACTGGGGAGAAAATGAAATTAAAAGTTAGGAGTTCCCCAGTTTGTTTTCCTCTATGAGTAGAGGAGGTGATTATGTCTGATTACAACATATAAACCTATACATCATACTGCTACTAATTAGCAGTATTGAATAGATATAAAAGTTGTATTTTCCCAATGCTATATTGATTTATACAACCTACCTCATATAGCAGGTAAGCCAAATATATCTACTCAACACCACCAATTAAGGTGGCGTATGAAATATGCTAAAAAACTACATTTTGTACCCTAATAGGTACTATACTAATGATATAAAGGTTTGTTTTACAAATGGCAGACCTAGAATAGACCTTTTACCATGCCGTTTTTATATATCATCAGTACACTACCTACTAGAGATAGTGTTTGTTTATCGTAAAACTTAATCTACAAAAACAACAAGACATATCGTTCTAAATTGGAATTAATATTACCTCTAATTCCAATACAATATTAACATATTATTTATGTAATGTCAACTCTTTTATCTTTTCTATCCTTATTTCGCTTGTCTTATCTATATAAGGCTGCTCTAATACCTCTTTTAATTCTGGACTATCTATGTTCTCTACCTTTACATGAATCTCTTTTAATGCAGGTATTGTCGTTCTTATCGTTACATTATACATCTATTTGCTCTCCTTAAAATATTCTTCTACTATTTCATGTATTATATCGTGGCTATTTGCACTTATATCGCAAAAGTCATCTATCGTAAACGGTATGTCGTTAAAAGATATAAATGAAAATATATAGCAGTGCATTAGTTCGTGATATAAAGTCTTTCTTTTTTGCTCTAAAGGTATATCTTTCCATATCCATATCTCTTGAATATTTGGAAATGTAGTTCCATAATAGCTCCCTTCTCCACTTGTATCGTTATGTGCTTGACATAATTTTTCTTGGTTTACTTCTTTTATTTCCCATTCTCTATTGTTTATTTTAAATTTCATCTTTATCACTCCTTAATATTATTTCACCTAAAATATTTGCTTTCATTCCTTTACTATCTACAAATATTGGTTCAGTAACATTTCTTGCCCTACCTAAACTTGCTAATCTACACATTTCGCCTATTAATCCTTTTAAATCCTCAACATCGTTACATCCATCATAGTCATATCCTAAATCATAAATTAATTCTAAATAGTGTTCCATTATCTCTATACTTCTATCTTTTTTCATTCTCTTTCCTCCATATATAAATAATTATCAAAATCGTAGTTTCATTTTTCTACTCCTTTTGTTTAGTATAACATAAAGTAAATCTGAAGTAAATTTTTTGTGCGAGTTGTGAGAGGGAGTAATTTGTCCTTGATCCTGTTTTATATAGTGGGACAGGTAGCCTTGAATGTTTGTTATTGAATAATATTACACTTTTAAAACATTAGATCATGAACAGAAAGAAAGAAATAAAAAACATATTATTTTTATATAATTTTTTTGGATCATTAAAAATATAAAAACTATT